AATAATAACCTAATGGATATAAGTCATAAGCAGTTAAACCAGAATCAAAGAATGAAGTACCTGAATCAAAGTTACCTATTGCTGAATCAAATAGTTCTGATGAATCTAATCTGATTGTATTATCTAAAACAACAGTTCTATAAGTTGTTCCTGCAAATGTAGGAGATTCTGTTTGTGTTGCAACAGCATTAAAGTTTCCAATGTCAGTTATGTTTGTAGCTATAATAGATTCGTTAGAAGAATAGTTACCATTTTTATCTACTGCTTTTATTAAATAACTTCCTGTTCTTGCTGGAACTGTAATTGATGTTGCTGGTCTTGCAACTTTTTCTACTAAAGAAATTGAATCTGCCCAATCAGCACCAGTTGTTAATGGAGAATATCTAATAGTATAATGTGCTAAATCTAAATCACCAATTTGTGTCCAAGCTAAGTGAGCATCACTACCAACAATGTTACAAGAAAAATCTTGCACATCTTCTGGTGGTGCAGTTCCACCGATAATAGTTCTTGTTGCAGAAGTATATGTAGAACCAACTCCTAAAGTATTAAATGCTTTTACTCTTACGTTATAAGTTGAACCATCTATTACGTTTAATATTCTTTGGTTTAATCCTTTTCCTTGTCCATGAATAAGATAGTCAGTAGCTGTACTTAGTTTGTATTCAACTTGATAATAGTCCACAAAACTATCTGGCGAAGTACCTATTGTTACGTCTAAAGCTGTAATAACAACTCCATCACTATAAAGAATTAATTGATCTCCTAAAGTAACTGAAGCTGGTGCAGATACACTATTAGGATTTGGTAATGTTGTATCAGCTATTACTGGTGCTTGTGCTTTAACTGACCAAGTATAGAAATTATCTTGATGCTCAATTAATTGTAATGAAACTGTTGAATCTGAATTAATTGATAAACCCATTACTCTAAATACCTTCGCACTAAATCCACCAGTTACATAAGTTAAATCAACAATATCTCCAATCGTTACGTTTAATGCTTCTGAAGTACATCTTAATTCAACACCTAAAGCATTTCTTGAACGTCTTAATATAATCTCACAAAGTTCTTCAGCTTGATAAGGATTTGTAATGTGTTTAAAATCAAATCTACCTTCTAATAAAATAGAATTATCAGCAGATAACATTGTTGCGTGTTGGTCAGCTACATCTAAAGCTGAATCATCAAAGGGTGGAAAAGATACTGTATCATTTTGCCAGTTCTTATTTGGATTACAGAATGTTCCTATAACTCTATTGTATTTAGAATTTTTCTTTTCTCCTAAAATTTTAATACCACCAATAATATTATCTTTGTTTAAACTTAAAACTGATACACCAGAATCTTCTATAATTAATTTGTATTTACCTTGCGTATAAGTAAATATTGCTTTCATTGGAGTTAGTAATTCTTTTACATTGTCTATTACTTTTTGTGATGAATCTAATACTGCGTTTGTAGTTAATAAACTTATTGCTGTTCCAGTTGTGTATGGAGTTACTTGTGTGTCGCAAGTATTTGCTGAACTTTTAAATGAATCATAATTAGTTTCAAAGGCAGAAGTAGGTAATCCTTTTCCATATCTGCTATTTCTTAAATAGTCTAAAAGAATTAAAGATGAATTATTAGAATAAGCCCAAGTAGAAGAAGTTGATTCTCTATGTGAACCTGAACCACCTTTAGTAGAATCTAATCTTGGGTCATAAATTTTTTTGCCTTTAAGAGTTACTTTAACATCAGGCAATCCATTAAAAGCATCTTGATTCCAAGTAAATTTAAAAGCAACATAAGCAACACCAGATAATTTGTAATTAGAATCCCAATTTGTACTTTCATCTAATAAAGATGAGGTTGATTGATTGTCTAATCCATAAAATCCTTGGACTGATATTAAACTAGCACCATCTTTATAAAAATTAGTATCAGCACTTCCAACAGTCCTAACAGTTCCATCAGTTAATGAACCAGACCAAGTTACTAATTTGTCATCAATATAAATTGCGTCAATAGATTCTATTCCTGCATCTCCACCTTCGCAAAGAACTCCTGCTATATAAAGATTTGTATTAGTTGCACCTGAACTTTCCACAAATACTCGTGAAATACCAACTTGTCTTAATCCATAAACTATTGGTATATTTGCGTCATTAGAATCTTTATTAACAAGTACACCTTGTGCTGATTCAAAATTAGAATTAAAAGAAGGTGATTTAGGTTTAGAAGGTTGTAACCAGCTTAATGCTGTTGATACTATAGAAGTTATAGTGCTAAATATTTTTGTAACTGATTTAAATATACTACCCATTTAATCTCCCACCTAAATTCCAGCTTGGTTTAGTTAGTCTCATTTGATGTTTAACAATCTTATCTTCTTTAACTCTTATCCATTTAATTGGTTTGTCTACTCCATATAAGTTTGTGAAATGATCTTTAGTCCAAGACATAATTTCTTTTAGGTTTCTTTTAGCTAATGTTTCAATATGCCAAAGATTGTTTCCACAATTCCATTCATTAGATTTTAATTGACCACTTTTCATAAATTTATGTTCTACTATATCGTTAATCAATGCCCAATTTGTATAACCAATAATTTCATCTTTATCTCTATGAATCTGATATTGTCCAAGATTATAAGAAGGCAAAATATGATTAGCGATTTGTCCATAAGTATATTTGTTATATTTTTCAAAATGTCTATACACCGATATAATTCGGTAAAAGTCATTCATGCCCTTCCCCATTTAATTTCTTTAACTGATTGTGATGCGTAATCAAAACCTTTATCAGTAGAGAAATATAATTTTTGTGAATTAGTATTTGTTTTTCTTCCAGCAATCTTATCAAAATCTGCCCAATGAGATGCTATTGAAATTGCAACTTCAGAAGTATTATCTGTTTCTGTGATATTAAAATTTTCTATTCTTCCATCAAATAAAAGAAATGGGCTAGATATTACTGCTTGGCTTGAATCTAAAAATGCCCTGTAAACAAATGCTTGTTTATTCATATAGTCATTATCTAAAAATAAACTTATTATTGTTTGATCTGCACCAGTAAATTTTATAACCAAGTCATTAACTGATACTTCAGAAGTTTCTGATGCGTCTGATACTCCTAAGAGTAATGAAGATGATGCGTAATTATTTCCACCATAAGATATATCTTTATAATGATCTGTAAAATAATATCCTGTGCTTACTCCAATATATATTAAATCAACTGGATTGAGTTTATCTGTTGCAAGTTCAGTTATTAAATCTGCTGATAATGACCTTGCCATTATAGTACCTCTATAACGTCAAGCTGATATTGAAATAAATTTTCTGTACCTATATTAAATTCTTGAACGTCTGCAACAAGTCCTAAAGTAAAATCAACACTAGAATAAATTAAAATTGCATTGTCAGATACACCAGTTCTTAATGGTGGTTCAAAAGTTAATGTGCCTTGACCAGAACCATTAGATGCTACATCTGCCATAACCATATAAACTTTTGTTTGTCCTGTGAATCTAAAATAATCTCCTGCTTTAAATACTCCTGAAGTGCTGTTTGCCATTCCATCTATTGCTACTGAAGTAACTCCTGCAAGAATAGCACCATTAACTCTAATAACTCCTGAAGCAACACCTAAAGGTGAAGATATAGTAGGTGGTGCGTATGTAAATGTTTCTAATTGTGATCTTTGTTTTATTATGAAAGCATTTATTGGAGAAAATTCTGCTCTTGTCATTGGTGGAAAACTAATAGTCATTCTAAATCTTTGTCCATCAATTTGTCTTGCTTGTCTTCTGCCAGAAGTTGTTGTTGAAACAATAGTATTCTGTTGTGAAGATATTGATGCTGAACTAGCTACTGGACTTGCAGGAAATGTTCCACTCATACTAAATTAGATTTACCTCTTGCGTTAAGTGCTTGATTAACTAAATTTGTAATCGTTGCTCTATTGTTAATTAATAACTCTTGAACTCCTTTAACATCTGTTGCATTTATTGTAAAATTAATACTTGTTGAACCAGTAGTTCCTAAATCTTGATTAGGTATCATTGTGCCACTTTGATTGGGTATAAATAATTCTCTACCACGTTCTCCTACCATATAAGGTTGTCCAGCATTTAAAGCACCACCTTCTGCCGCACCAAAGATCATCATGCCAATGTCAAATAAAGTCCCCATATCAAAGCCACCACCACCCCCACCTGATCCGCCAAACATATTTCCTACACTTCCTAATATGTCTCCTAAAGAACCACCTATTGAATTAAATATATCTCCAACACTAGAACCTAAGCTTCCAAGAATATCCATTAAGCTACTTCCAATATCACTAAATATTTGTGAACTGTAATCGCTAATTGAACCAAAAATATCTGAGATAGAACCAAATATATCATCAAAAGTCATTTTTAATTGATTCCATAACTGGTCAAATATATTTCCTAATTGTTTCTTAACCATATCTTCTGGTGTTGATGCACCAGTTGTTCTACCATCAATTTCTGCTTGTTTTTTCTTTTCGCTTGTTATTTGTTTTTCAACACCAAGTTTTTGCAATCCTATTAATACTGCTATTTGATCTAAAACTATTAAAGCAATTTTAATTAATTGTTCCTCAACAAGACTTGCAATAATTTTTATAAGAAGTTTTTGTGCTATTTCTTTAAAAGTATCTTGTAATTTTTTACCAAGAACTATAGATTCAGCAATACCCATTGAAACTGATCTAATTGCATCTACTGTTCCTTTAGCTATTATTTTATTTATGTCTGTCCATTGTATTGTAAATGCAGTTGAAGCCACTTTTAATTGAGAAAAAACTTCTTGTATTAATGTGTTTGGTTCAGGAGTAATTGGTTTGTCTGGTGGTGGGTTTGTTTTGCCACCCATTCCTATTGCTTCTTGATAACCTTTTCTTGCTTCTTTGTATGCTTTAACACCTTTTCCTATTGCGTCAGAAACATAGCCAAGACCAGTTCCTACAAGACCAAGAAATTTTACGAAGTCTGAGTTTTTTACAAGATCAATTATATCTTTAAGTAATATGAATGTTTCTGCTAAAACTTTATTTAAACCACTATCTCCTAGAGAAGCTAATAGTTTTTCTCCAGCATTTTTTACATCATCAAAAGTTGTAGATAAGTTTTTAGCATTAGCCGCTTCAGTACCACCAAATGTGCTTCCTAATCCTTGTCTTAATAAATCTAATACTAGTTTTGTACCAGAAACACTTTTTAAATATTCTTCTACTGCGTCTTTGCTTAAACCAAATTGTTCTCTTAGTATTTTAAATACTGGTATTCCTTCATTCTCTAGTCTCTTAAATTGAAGTAACCCCATTCCACCTTCAGTACCTTTAGTAAATAAAAGTATTAAAGCATTTAATGTTTGTAATGGGTCTGTTGCCGCAGAAGCTGTATCAGTAAATGTTTTTAATAATTCTTCAGTTGGATTTATTCCTGATCTATAAAGTAATATAAAAGCATTAGATAAATCTTTTATGTTAAACCTAGATGTTTCGGAAAACTTATTTAAGAAATCAAATGCTCTGCCACCTTGTTGAGCAGAACCAGTAACTTGGTTCAATGCTACCTTCATATCTTGGAAAGCACTTAGGATACTAAAAGTACCTCTAATTACTTCTGCTGTTATGAAAGTCTTTAATACGTTTGAGAATGTAAAGAAACTTGTTGTTACTTCTTTTGTTTGTTTGTCTATTCCTTTTAAATTGTTTTGTAGATCAGTAAGTGCTTTTTTAGTATTATCTATTGCGTTTAGGGTGATGTTTAATTGCTGATCTGCCATAATTTAATTTCTCTTTATCTGCCTTCACTTTAAAATATCCTATCCAATAATAAAATTCTTCTTGTGTCATCAAGAGAACTTCGTCCATACTTTTTTTCAATTCGTGACCAAGAGCAAGTATGGTATATAACTCAGGGTCAAATCTTACTTTTTTTCTGCGTCCTCGTAAGAAACACCATTCAACATTTCTGTTGATACTCTAGCTATAACATTTGCATCAGCATTATTCAATAATGTTAGCTTGTCATCTAGCTTAAATATTTTATTTCCTTCTCCATCTTTTGCTTTAAGAACGATAGCATCTACTAATACTCCTAGATCATCATTCTTAGCACCTTTGAATAGGTTTCTTTTTTCACCAAGTGTAAATGGTGAGCAATATATTATTAAAGGTTTGCCTTCCTCACCCCATTCAGCGACCTCAATCTTTTTTACTCCTAAAGATTCAAACTGTGCCTTCACTCTATCTATTACGTTCATATTCTTCCTATTTAGTTAAATTATACTGCTGTACTAAAGCTTAATGCACCAGTTCCTGTAAAGCTAATAGAAGATTCTACTAGACCATCAAAAGATGCTGATACTGATTTAGCTGTTACTATTGCTGAACCTGTGTAATATTTAT